GGGAACTGTTTGCGGACATGGTGGTGGTGATGGAGGTTCAGGTGGAGGTGGAGGTACAGGTTGTGCTCAACAGGGTCCAGTAGGAACTGGTAACACTCCTCCAGTCAGTCCACCACAAGGTAACAATGGAGGTTTAGGTCAACCAGCTCCAGTAAATAATGCTGGGGGTGGTGGAGGAGGTGCTGGAGCAGTTGGAACTGCCGCACCTAGTTCAGGAGTAGGAGGAGCAGGAGGTGCAGGATCAAATGCTTCACCGATAGATTCAACATTAAGAGCTGGTGGCGGTGGTGGTAGAGGAAATACAACTGATGCAGCAGGAGGTCCAGGAGGTGGTGGCGGAAGTGGAACTGGTGCAGGAACTGTAAATACTGGCGGTGGTGGTGCTGGTGGTGGAGCTGCTGGGTCAGGAGTGGTAATAATAAAATACAAGTTTCAAAATTAATGAATTTACATAAGTTAAAAAATATAATATAAGGAGAACATTATGGCACATTACGCAAAACTAGGAGCAAACAATAAAGTTATAGCAGTTCATGTTGTAGCTGATAAAGATTGTCAAAATGCTGATGGTGTTGAAGATGAAGAAGTAGGAAGACAGTTTTTGGAAAGAATCCATAGCTGGCCTCTTTGGAAAAAAACATCTTACAATACACAAGGCGGACAACACAAAAATGGCGGAACACCTTTAAGAGGTAATTACGCAGGAATAGGTATGACTTATGATGAAGATAACGATATTTTCATTGGTAAGAAACCTTATGCTAGTTGGAATTTAAATACTTCAACTGCATCTTGGGAACCTCCAGTTGTTAAACCTAGTCTTACTGATGAACAACAGGCACAGAATGATGCTTTAACTCACGGATGGACGCATGAGTGGAATGAGTCTACAACATCTTGGGACCTAGTAAATACAGCAGAGTAATTCACTTGACATCATTATTGGAATTTATTACATACTAGACAGGTATGCAAAAGAAAGTATTAACTGAAGTTGATCTATATTTTGGTAAAGTAGCGATGCCAAAAGGCTTTGAGATAAATCGAGATCAAATAAGAAACGATATTATAGAATCTTTCATAAAACAAAAAAGGATTAATAATAATTCAAAGGCTTATGCTTTTGACGACTATGTTGTGCCTTTTTCACAACCATTGCAATGGACGCAAGATTATATAAGAGATCATTGGAGAGCTGAATACGGTAGAACTTTAGTTTTAAAAAATATGCATGGTAATGTCATGCACCCAAAAGAAAAATCTTGGACTAGACATCAAGTTGATCCTGTTGATTTACGTAACTCACCCGACTATACCTTAATCTATGGTGTTGATGTCAAAGAAGGTTCTTCAGAATGTATTATTGAATATGATGACAATAGAAGAAAAAATAGAACTTGGCACATACCTATAAAAAATAATGAATTTATAATGTTTCCAGCCACTAATAAATACTCTTTTTCTCCCAATACTTCCAACGGTTTAAATATAATTTTAACGATTAACTATGAATACATCTAATTATTTTTTTTGGAATAATTTATTTTCATCACAAGAAATAAAAAATATTAACTCTTTATTAAAAAAATATAAAAAAGAAAAAGAACAACCATCTTTAAAAGCTGAAGGTTCAAAAAAAACATCTAATGTTTATAATATTAAAATGAAACATTTGAGTAAATATTTGAACAAAGTTATTTCGAAAATTATAAAAAATAATCAAGACAATTATGGTTATGATTTATTTAAAATTGATGGTGAAGAATTATTAAATTACAATATATATAAACAGGGCGAACAATATGAATGGCACATTGATGCAGCTGGATTTAAATCTTCAGATATTAAACTAACTGCTTTAATAAATATATCTGATGATAGTTTTTCAGGAGGAAATTTTAATTTATTGGCCTCCAATAATCCTGTTTTAGTTCCTGAACTCAATAATCCAGGATCTATGATAATATTTAATTCTTTTATTTTACATAAGGTAGATCCTGTAATAAAAGGAACAAGAAAAACAATAACAATATTTATGAAAGGGCCCGCATTTAAATGAACATATCTAACTACTACTGGTACTTTGAATCTGTAATACCACCAAGAATTTGTGACATGATTGTGAAATATGGTAAAGCAGAAAAGAATAGAGAGATGATGGCCATTACAGGTGGTTATGGTAGAGATAGAGATTTAAACAAACAACCCCTTACTAAAGAAGAAATAAAAGATTTACAAAAGAAAAGAGATTCAAATATTGTTTGGATGAGTGATCGTTGGATATACAAAGAAATTCAACCCTACGTTAGAATGGCAAATGAAAACGCAGGTTGGAACTTTGATTGGGATTGGTCAGAATCTTGTCAGTTCACAATATATAAAAAAGGTCAATATTATGATTGGCATTGTGATAGTTGGGATAAACCTTATGCAGAAGAAGGCCCAACAAAAGGTAAGATTAGAAAACTATCTGTAACAGTTAGTTTGACAGATCCAAAAGAATACAAAGGTGGAGAGTTAGAGTTTGACTTTAGGAATTTAGATCCTGATAAAAAACCTAACATTAGGGCATGTACTGAAATATTACCAAAAGGCTCTTTGGTTGTATTTCCTAGCTTTGTATGGCATAGAGTTAAACCAGTAACGAAAGGAGTAAGGCATAGTCTAGTGATATGGAATCTAGGTTATCCTTTTAGATAATATGATACAAGGCGGAAGTAATAAACCAAAAGGACATGTAGATTTTAAATCTGCATTTTATTTTCAAACACCAATATGGATTGCAGAAGCACCAATGTTTCTTAAAAATGCAATCAAGGTAACAGATAAATATATTAAGAAAGCTGATAAACTTCTTAAAGACAAATTAAAAAATGAACCTAAATGGAAAAAAGATATAGGAACATTTGGTTTATCTAAACATAGTGAAAGTTTTTCAAATGATCCTAAAATAAAAGATCTAGTAGAATTTATAGGTCAAAGATCTTATGAGTTTTTAGATTGGCAAGGATTTAATTTGCAAAACCATAGCTTACACTTTACGGAATTTTGGGTACAAGAGTTTAGTGAAAAAGGTGGTGGTCATCATGATACTCATGTTCATTGGAATCAACATGTATCAGGATTTTATTTCTTAAAATGTAGTGAGAAAACATCTTTTCCAATATTTCATGATCCAAGACCTGGTGCAGAAATGACTAAACTAGCTCCTAAAGACCCACCAAAAATTACAATGGCAACTAATCAAGTTCATCATAAACCTAATCCAGGAACAATTATGATTTTTCCAGGTTATGTCCCACATCAGTTTGCAGTAGATGCAGGAATAGAACCATTTAGATTTATACACTTTAATATTAAAGTTGTTGAAACCGCAATATCAAAAGAAAGGACTAATAAAAATGAGCTTCAAAAAAAATAAATATGTTGTAATTAAAGAGGCTGTACCAAAAGAGATAGCAACATTTGTTTACAATTATTTTTTGTTAAAAAGACAAGTTGCAAGAACTTTATTTGATCAAAGATACATTTCTAACTTTACAGAAGAATGGGGTACTTGGGCAGATCAACAAGTTCCAAATACATATTCGCATTATGCAGATGTAGCCATGGAAACTTTGTTAATGAGAACCTTACCTGTTATGGAAAAGAAAACAGGATTAAAATTAAATCCAACTTATTCTTATGCAAGAATATATAAAACAGGAGATGTGTTGCATAGACACAAAGATAGATTTAGTTGTGAAATATCTACAACATTAAATCTAGGTGGTGATCCATGGCCTATATATTTAGAACCTAAAAAGAATGTAGGTATACCTGATGGTAAAAAGATAACTGTATCTAGTCAAAACAAAGGTGTTAGAGTTAACCTAAAACCTGGAGATATGTTAGTTTACAGAGGTATGGAATTAGAACACTGGAGAGAAGAGTTTCAAGGCAACGACTGTTGTCAAGTATTTCTACACTATAATGACCAAAAGTCTAAAAATGCAGATCAGAATGTAAATGATCGAAGACCGCATTTAGGACTACCAGCTTGGTTTAAAAAGTGATATAGTCTTTAGATGGGAACAGTGACTCCACCACATACCTCACTGTTCCCTTTTAAGGAATTTTATGAGTTTAGGATTTGACGCAATATCAGCATTACCGTTCGCTACATCAGGACCTGATTCAGATGTAAACGTATCTGTATCAGCTAACCAATTAACTATTACAATTGGTAGTGTAGGTATTGTAGCTGATGCAGTTACAGAAACCTTAACAGCAAATCCATTAACTTTAGGTTTTGGTACTTTAAGCATTACAGGTACAGCTAATGTAAGTGTTACGGCAAACCCATTAACTATGGGTATTGGTACAATTACAGTAACGGCTGATTCCAATCATACGGTATCAGGAAATGCATTGACGCTGGCAACCGGAAATGTTACAGTATCAGGAACGGCACTTGTAGAACCAAATGGCAGTCCGCTAACATTGACTACAAAAGAGCCTGGTATAATTACGTGGAACGAGATTGTTCCGGGAGCAAACATGGTTTGGACACCAATAGATCCAAGTTAAAATTATGGCATCAACATATTCATCAGATTTAAAATTAGAAATAGTAACAACCGGTGAGAAAGCTGGTCTTTGGGGTACTATCACAAATACAAACTTAAAAATATTAGAACAAAGCGCTAGTGGTTATATTGATGTAGATATGGCTGGGGCTAGTGTTACTTTAGATTTAACAGATGGTGCAGTATCTAATGGTAAAAACTTTTACTTAAAACTTTCTGGAACTTTAGGTGGCAATAGAACTTTAACAATGCCATCAGGCGCTGAAAGAGTTTTTATAATTAGTGATGAAACAGTTAGAGGAACATCAAACAGAACATTAGATGTTTTAACAGCTAGTGGCACATCTCAACCTGTGCCTCCAGGAGCAACTTTACTTTGTGTTTCTGATGGTACAAACACAGTTACAAGAATTATTGAAAAAGGTTATGTGACTATAACTGATTCTAATTCACCATATACAACTGTTGCAGGTGCACAGATACTTGCAAACACAACAGCTAACCCAATAACTATTACGTTGCCCTCTTCACCATCTACAGGTGATGAAGTTACAGTTATAGATGCAAGAGGAACTTTTGGATCAAATAACTTAACATTTGATAGAAATGGTTCACCTATTAATGGAGCAGCTTCTAATTTAGTTTTATCAAACAATGGTCAAGCCTTAACATTAGTTTACGTAGATTCAACAAGAGGTTGGGCATATAAAACTAATTACACATCATAGGAGCTAAAAGATGGCTCTTCAACAAATTAAATTTGCGCCAGGTATAAACAAACAAGACACAGCTGTAGGTGCAGTTGGTCGATGGGTAGACTCTGATAATGTAAGATTTAGATATGGCCTACCTGAAAAAGTTGGTGGTTGGCAAGCATTGTTAAATGATACTGTTGTAGGTGTCATTAGAAAACAATTTGCTTTTGTTGATCTTGAAGGAAATAGATACGTAGCATTAGGTACAGATAAATTTTTACTTATTTATTTTGAAGGACAATTATTTGACATCACACCTTTAAAAGCTAACATCACTGGTGCAACAATTGCAACAACAGATGGTTCAGCTATTTGTACAATTACAACTTTATCAGCACACAGTATTAATGTAGGTGATATTGTTTTATTTGACAGTGTAACTTTACCAGGTGGCACAGGTTATTCTGCATCTGATTTTGAAGATAAAAACTTTCAAGTTACATCAGTTCCAACACCTACAACTTTTACAATAACACAAAGTTCAAACGCAACAGCAACTGTAGCAACAGGTGGTAGTATAACTTTAAAACCATATGAACCTGTTGGTCCAGCTGCACAATCTTATGGTTATGGATTTGGTATTGGAAATTATGGTGGTACAATTACAGGTGCTTTACAAAACGATTTAGATGGAGCGTTGAGCGCGGATACACAAGGTAACAACGGATCGGCTACACAGATTAGATTAACATCAACAACAGGTTTTCCAAGCCCAACAGGTACAATAGCTGTTGGTAATGAGTTAATAACTTACACAGGTGTTGCAGGTAATGAATTAACAGGTATTACTAGAGGTGCATTAGGCACAGCAACTACGGGCACATCAAATGGTCAAGCTCACAGTGATGGAGCAACAGTAACTAACGCAACAAATTTTACAGGGTTTGGAAGCGCAGTAGAAGCATCAACTGTTACACTTGAACCAGGTCTATGGTCACTAAATACTTTTGGTGAAGTTCTTGTAGCAACAGTTATGAATGGTAAAACATTTACTTGGAATGCAGGGATCGCGGCTCGTTTTACAACTAGAGCTTCTACTTCTACTTCTGGATTCTCTACGTCTAATAATCCAACAGCAACAAGATCAACTTTAATATCACCAACAACACGTCACTTAATTCACTTTGGTACAGAGGTAACAATTGGCACACCGTCAACACAAGACGATATGTTTATTAGATTTTCTGCTGATGAAAATATAAACGAATTTGCTATTCAACAAACTAATACAGCTGGATCTCAAAGACTACAAGATGGCACAAAAATTATGGGTGCGTTGGTTGCAAAAGAAAATATTCTAGTATGGACTGACAATGCACTTTATACCATGAAGTTTGTAGGTGCACCTTTTACATTTGGATTTGAACAAGTAGGTACAAACTGTGGTTTGATAGGACAAAACGCAGCTT